GGAGTACCAGCATTAGTAGCATCAAATGCAAATGGCATCCAAGTTAACTTAATCTTACAAGCAAATACACGATACTTATAATACATAGCAGCCCATTGATCACGATACATAGGTTGTCCATTATTAACATGACCAGTCACAGACAAAAAATTAGTAGAAGTAGATACTTGAGGATCATACAAAGAATTCATAGAATATACAGCTTTTCCAAAGTTAATAGCATCAGCAGTCTGAAGTTGAAGCATTTCAGCATACTTAAAGGTCAAGTACTGTTGGTTAGGGAGTCCGACGGGGCGATGAAGCTTATACTTTCGGCGATACATACGATTTCGTGAAGGATAAGCCTTCTTAGTAGCTCGAGATCGGCGGCCATAGGGACGGCGGTATGAACGGGTTCCTCGGCGATAGGGCATCCGGGAAAAATTTTGGGAGGCTTAAAAGAAACTTTTTAGAGTTGGAAATTGAAATGTCAGGAAAAGCACGAGCTTTTTGTTTCACACTACCTAACTATACTGAAGAAGACGAAAATCAATTAGCAGAATTATACGATAAGTACCTTGTCTATGGTAAAGAAGAATGTCCAACAACTGGTACCAAACACTTACAGGGTTATATTGTATTCAACAATCCTAGATCTTTCAAAGCTATCGCTAAGAAATTTAAATGGCATATCGAGATCGCTAAGGGTAGCGCTGATGCCAACTTTAAGTACTGCACTAAAAGCGGTGTTTTCGTGGCATTGGGGGAACCTCCATCTCCTGGAGAGAGGAGTGATATTAAGGAGATTGGGAAATTAGTCCGTGAAGGAGATTTCATGGGGGCCATAGACAAGTGTGAGAACTTTCAGCAACTAAAGTTTGCTGAAGGACTACGTAAATACTACCTACCAAATAGAGAATTCATAACCGAAGTAAAATGGTACTGGGGTCCCACCGATTGTGGAAAAACTCGAGCCATTTGGGAAGAAGTAAAGGCAGATGGAAGACCATGGTGGACAAAATTGTCCAAAGGATGCTGGTTCGACAGCTACATAGACCAACCGCTGGTGATCTTAGACGATCTAAGAGCAGATTGGATGAAATTCCATGACTTACTGAATCTATTTGATAGATATCCACTAAGGCTCGAAGTAAAAGGAGGTATAACAAGTTTCATGGCAGAAATAGTATGGGTCTCAAGCCCATACCCTCCCGAGGAATTATACAAAGAAAGAACTCAAGAAGACCTGAAGCAACTACTAAGAAGGGTAAAAACCGTCCGTGAATTTCACGGAACGGAACAGAGGTCGTCGGTAATACTAACGACGACCGGTCCTAAACAAATAGAAGACAAAAATAAATGGATTTTACCATTACCTTTAACAAACGAATCAACGATATCAAGTGAAGGCGGACAACACTGAGAGTCGTACCAAATATCATAACCTTGATATCCGTCCCAAGGGCCCTAAAGGGCCCTTGGACAGAATTCTTGCTCACAAAATTCTGCCAGACGCTTACACTTTATCATCCGGGATCACTTCATCATTTTGATGAGATGAGCTAAATTTAATCACGAAGCAGCAATGTTTTCGATACGATCAAAGATCTTAGCATAATACTTGAGTTGTACTGAGAGATACCCATTGAGATACGCTGACGTAGAAACATCCTGAACAATCACATTAAAATAAGTCTGAGTAGTAGGAGAACTAGAAGCACTAAGGTTACCAGCAGTGTTCAAGTCAGTCTTATACTGATACTTACCATAACCCAGAAGAGGAGCACACTTAGAATAATGCTTAAGAGCCATCTTAGCAGTAGTGAATGCAGAACCACCAGAATCAATAGCCTTACATCCAGTACGTTGACGAGTGATAGTAACATCTGTATCTGTAGTCACATTATCAGAAGCATAACAAGCAATAATAACAGTAGTAGGAGTACCAGCATTAGTAGCATCAAATGCAAATGGCATCCAAGTTAACTTAATCTTACAAGCAAATACACGATACTTATAATACATAGCAGCCCATTGATCACGATACATAGGTTGTCCAT